CGACGTGTACGTGCGCGTGCTGAGCGTCGGCGAGCGTGACGATTGGGAGCTCGCGTGGCTCGACATCAGAAACAAAGGCGTCGAGAAGTTCCACAACTTCCGTGCGTTCTACCTGGCTCGCACCCTGTGCGACGAGCACGGCGTGCGGATCTACCAAGACAACGAACTGGATGAAGTGGCGAAGCTCGACGGTGCGGTGATGGGCGAATTGTTCGACGTGGCCCAGCGTCACAACAAACTCACGGAGGCGGACGTAGTTGAACTAGCCGGCGAGCTTTAACGCCAGACCATCGCGGCGGTTCCTGTTCATGCTGGCCGGGCATCTCGGGATGACGGTTGGCGAGCTCGAGCAACGGATGGACAGTCGAGAGCTGAGTGAGTGGCTGGCGTTTGCCCGCTACTACCAGCCGCTCGACAACTCGTGGGCACAGACAGGAGTGATTGCCAGTGCGGTGCTGGCCCCGTACTCGCGGCGTGGCCACATACCAAAGCCTGCAGATTTCGTTCCAACCGAAGCCCCGCCGCAACACCGCTCGCAGCTGCTCGACGTGCTCGCCCAGATGAAAACCGACTTAGACGGGAAATGACATGAGCACAGCACTCGGATTGGCAATGCAGATCAGTGCCAACACGGCCCAGCTGGCTCAGGCGGTGGCCGACGTAAATGCCAAGCTCGACTCCATGGGCGAGGCTGGCAAGAAAGCGTCTAGCGATCTCAGCACGCTAAAGAACATCGAGATTGGAAAGCTGGCCTTGGGCGGATTGCAGGCTGCGACCAGTGCGTTTCTTAGCCTGACCAGTGCCGTCACGGGTGCCGTCACGTCCGTGACATCGTTTGCCCTCAGCGTGGGCGAAGAGCTTGACGCGCTCAACGACGTGGCCAATCGCACTGGCGTTGGCGTTGAGGCACTGCAGGCGTACGCCAGGGCTGCGGCCGACACTGGCGTGAGCGTGGAATCATTCGCCAAGCAGATGCAAAAACTGACCATTGCCATCGGTAATGCTTCGCTGGATGACAAGGCCCAAAAGAAGTTTGAAGAGCTCGGGCTCGTGTTTGAAGAACTCAGGACGCAGTCTCCAGAGCAGCAGTTCGAGCAGGTCGTGGACGCAATCGCCAAGATTGCCGACCCCGCAGAACGTGCCGCCACGGCGGTCAAGTTCTTCGGCAAGGGTGGTATCGAGCTTGGTGAGTTGTTCACGCTTGGGCCTGGTGCGCTCACGAATATGAGGCAGGAAGCCATCGCGCTCGGCCAGGTTGTCGATGCAGATGCCGTCAAGGCGATCGACAACATGAACGATTCATTCGCTGCGGTGTATGCCACGGTCAAGGGGCTGACCGGCGCGATCCTCGGCGAGCTTGCGGGGCCAATTAGCCAGATCGCCCAAGACCTTCTTGGCGTGATTAGGCAGGCCGGCCCGCAGCAGATTGCCCAGCAGGTCGCCCAGGGCTTGCTCGATTTCATCAAGCTGGCGGGCAATGCGTTCTTTAAGTTGGCCGAGTTCATCGAAGCGTTTATCAAAAAGTTCGCCCCGATCCTGGGGCTCGACATCCGCAGCGAAGCCGAGAAGGAGTTGGAGGCGCTTCGCAACAAGGAAGCGGGCACCACTCGCACAGTCAGCATCGGCGGCCGGCCCGTTCTGCAATTCACGCCCGGATCACTGACGCCGGAAGAAAGCGCTAGGCGTGGCGACCTCGAGCGGCAGGTGGCGGCCGAGGCATCGGGTAGCGTGCTACGTCAGTTCCAGGCCAACTTCAACGCAGCCATCGACACGGCAACTCAATCACTGCAGCAGAAGATGGAGCAGAGCGCCGCAAGCACTGCACCAAACGCCGCCGAGGAAAAGCAGGTCACGCTGCTCGAGCAGATCAACCGAAATGGCCAGATCGGAACCGTGGAGATCCTGAACTAGCCATGTCCGTACTCGCCTTCCGTGAAGTTCTGCCGCGCACGTTTACGCATCGGTTCGGCGAAAGCCCGACTGCCGAGCGGAAATTCGTAGTCACGACCACGCAGCCCGTCGCGCACCAGCTGCTGCTGAACACCGTGGGCATCTTCCACGGCGCGAGCCACCCGGAGTTCACCTACCTGCGTTGCACGGAAGGCAGCGTCACAGAGCCAGACCGGCAGCATGCCGAGATCACGTACCGCTACGAAGTGCCCAACGTAGGCACGGAAGACTACCAGCCCAACCCGCTGGCCCGCCGTGACGTGTGGTCGTTCTCCGTGTCGAGTGCCGCCGTGCCGGCCTTGTACTACTACCACGGCTCCAGCAATTCAGACATCCGCCCGCTCGTCAACGCTGCGGGCGATTACATCGAAGGGCTGCAGGCCGTTGAGGGCGAGATTAAGGCGACGATCACCGGCAACCGCCCGACGTTTCCGCTTTCCGTTGCAGGCAGCGTCACGAACTCCATCAACTCTGCGCCGTACCTTGGCGGCGCTGCATACACCTGGCTGTGCCAAGGCATCTCCGCTCAGCAGCAGCTAGAGGTGGTGAACGACGTGGAGGTGAAATACTGGAGCGTCAGCGTGGAGCTCGTGTACCGCTCAAGCACGTGGGTCATGAAGATCCCGCACGTTGGTTGGCACTACATCACTGGCGGCAGCAAGACGAAATGCTGGGTGTATCAGGGCGAGGGCAGCGAAAAGGAAAAGGTAGATGCCTCTGCCCCGCAGCCGCTCACCGAATCCGGCAACATGAAATACCCCGGCGCGGAAGGCAACCCAGACCAGCTACTGCGTCGCGTCCACCAGGCCATCGACTTCACAGGTTTTTTCGGCACCCCGCCGTTCTAAGGAGCCAGCCCCATGCCCGACATCAACTACACCATCAACGCCCAGGTGCAGAAAGGCGCGCTCTCGCAGCAGTTTGCCGCGTCTGGCATCACTGCCGACATCGCCACGGCTGGCATTCTGGCCGTTACGCTGAACCTCGGCACGGCCGTCACGCAGATCAGCACGGCCACTATGGGCAGCCTCGGCCTGTGCTTCGCCCGTTCGCTCGCCACGGAGACAACGCACACCGTGAGCTTTGGACGGTTCGACGGCACGAACCTGCACGAGACTGTCAGCCTGCGTGCTGGTGAGGCTGCGATCCTGCGGCTGGCGGCTGGCAACTACGCCGCAAAGGCTGCCGTGGGTGGCTCCCGCCTGGTGCTCACCGTGCTTGAGGACTGACCATGGCCCAGAAGCCAGACGGCAAGCCAGCCCGCACAGAGCGCGTCACATTCACGAAGCCTGCCGCTGAGCGGATCGCCAAGGTGGTGCGAGCCGTTGAAGGTGGCGACAGGGACGCTGGCCCGCTGTCGTTTGGCAACCGTGGCGTGGCTGGGAATCCCAAGACCTTCCGCGTCTGCACCTTCACCGGCGCATGGTCGATCAACGCCACGAAGACGGTGACGTTTCGAAATCAGACGGCCACGCCAAATACCGTGGCGGCGGTGAATCTATTCTTCCCGTTCCCAGCACCAGCGTCTGCGACCGACTGTGCAATCGCCAAAGACGGCACGGCGTGGTATCTGATCGACGTGCCCTTCGAGACGGCCACGGCGGTTTTTGCAGGCTCAACCACCACAGGCATCGTAGTTTCGTCCACTCAGTCCACGAGCCGCGTCACTGACGTGACGCTGTCGGCCACGCTCAACACTTCCAACTGCACGATCTCAATCGGCAAGACGCTTGTGACGGCATCTACGATTTTCGTGACGGGCACAGCCACCAGCGTCTTCGTGCAGTCCACGTTTACGGCCACGTTCCTGCGGTTCAAGGTGTAGAGATGGCGTGTTGCTGCGGGCCTTCGTGCGAGTGCAACGACAAGCAGTGGATCGTCACTCTTTCAGGGCATCAGGATCACTTTGTTGGTGGCCAGAAGTATGGCATTGCAGAAGGCGCATGCCTTAACGGCGCGTACGTGTTTCCGTTTTCCGGCGGCGGAGTCGTGTTGTGTTCGTCTGGAATATACGGGTCTGGCTTTGATCTTCCAGTAGGAACGAAGTTTGGTCAGCGGCAGCGAATCTTGTTGATTTCAACATTTGGGTGCGATGGGCAGCAGTTTGGCCTGTCTTTCCGTCTAGGCGCAAGCTCGACTTGGTTGGATGGAGACCCTCAACCAAGCAACTGGGGGACACTCAACATTATCTCCGGTCAGGGTTTTACTGGATCGCGTGGAGGAACAATCAGTTCCGGCACGTACAGCTGCGCAGCTTCATTTGATCAGTCATACACAATGACTCGCGGAGACCTTGGATGGCTGCCTACTCCAGCGTTTGTAAATGACGCAACGCCGGGGTACGGATACAGCAATTCAGTTGGCACTCCAGCAGTACGCATTCAGTTGGTCTAATGCTTTGCAGTTTCGTGTTTAGCGGCACGGGCCACGTCTGCGTGAATTGCGGGAGATCTGTGCCTGTTCCAGAAGGCTCGCGGATTGTTGCCACATGCCTCGGCAAACCATCTGGCTGCCTTGCTGGCACCGAACTCAAATCCCTCCTCGCCGGCTGGCCCTTCCGCATCGTCGCCACGGCCGACTGCAAATGCACGAGCCGCGCCGCCTACATGGACGCCCAGGGCTGCGACTGGTGCGAGTCGCCAGAAGGCATGGCCGAGATCATGGGCTTTCTGCGAGAGGCTGCCGAGGCACGCGGCCTGCCGTTCCTTGACGTGGCCGCTAGGCTCCTCGTGAAGCGTGCGATTCACAACGCCCGCAAAGCGGAGGCCCGTCGTGCCAAAGAAGCCGAGCAAGCCGCAGCCGAAGGCCCAGCGGCCTAATCTCGCAGAGCTCGACTTCGATGATGAAGAGGCTACGGGCCTCGGCATCCTGGACGATGACGGCAACATGGTCCTGCGGCGCGATGCCGCCAAGCCTGCGAAGGGAGTCGGCCGTGCCAAAGGCAAAGCCCGCAAGCCTGCTCGATGACGTGCTCGCCCGCGTGAAGGCGAAGCGTCCCGGCTTCATGCCGTGGCACGAGCGCCTGCCTGACGATCTCCAGGCCGAGCTCGCCGCGATCCGCGAGCGGTTTCACGCTGGCGGGATTGCGAGCCAGAAGCGGGCGCTGGCCGTGGCGATTGCCGAAGTGGTGGCAGAGCGTGGGCACACGAAACCAGGCGAACAGGCGGTCATCTCATGGCTAAACAGAAAAGCTTGACCGAGGCCGTCGAAGGACGCCTGGACGCGGCCACGCAGTTGGCCACCGATGCCGAGCTGGCGCGGCTGCGTGCCGAGGTGGCATCGTTGAAGGGCCGCTACAAGTCTGCCT